AATTGTAATTAAACAAGGTGCTTCATTAGCAATTACACCTCAAACATTAAATTATTTAGGTGGTAATACTTACGAAACAGCAGGATATACAGCAACAATTTCAGATGTTCGTCTATTCAGTACATTTGAAGGTATTGGTATTAATACACCAGCTGTGCAGGCACTTAATTTATCAAACCAAACACAAACACTAGGTACATCCGTATCTAAAACAGTTGTTGGTAGTACAATTAACTTAAGAGCAACAACCGTAAACACATTATTTGGTTCAAATACTCAATTACAAGCTACATTAACGGTAGAAGGTAGAGATTCAGGTGCTCGTTTAACAATCCCTGTAACAGTAACTCAAGTATCTTAATATATAGATTATGTCATTTAAAAGATTAGAAACAGACGATTTCGTAGTAAGCACAGATGCTATTTCTTCAACTCTGTGGTCCACTGATGCTCCATCATTAGCATCCGTTTTTTCATCATCCGCACAAGTTAATAGCTCTAATGGAGCTTTTTATACTAATGTATATGATACCGCTACAACTCAATCTGTCCAATTTGCAATAGCTTATGGAAATTCAGATGGAAGTGGTAGTTTAAATTACAATATTGCTGTAAACGGAAAATCACCAACATCAACAATTTATGGTCAATGGCAAGATTTAGTAATTGGTGATGAAAATACTAATTTTACTTTTGGTGCTATTACATCATCTGAATTTTATGCTTTAACTTTTGAGAGAGCAAGATATAAAGATTCATTATTTTTAGGATCTCTTTCATTAACCCTTTCAGGTTCAAGTGGTTCAGTTACTTTAACCGATAATAGTAATTATGTAACATCCGTTCAATTTACTGAAGCTGGTAGAGTATTCCAATTAATTACAGGTTCAACAGGTACTAGAGCAACAATTTCATCAAGAAATACAGCTGATGGGTATTCAGCTAACTCAGGTTCTTATGGATGGTTACTCCCAGATATTGGAACTATTTTACTAAACCCTAAGGCATTAGCTGCTCCGGCAATTAGTGGAGGTATTGGTTTTTTATATAGTGGATCAGCAACCGCTTCAGCTGCTCCTAACGTTAGTCCAAATCAATCATTATTTGTATCTCTAAGTTCATCTTTAGCTAATTTAGCTCCATTTGCTGATTTCTTTATTAATTCTCAAGAATCAATAACTTCAGATTATATATTTGTAAGACCAAGAACATCTGAATTTAATTATTCAGAAAACCCATCATTTATTTCAGGTTCTACAGGTGAAGTATTATACAGTGATTTTATTAATAATCCTACAACATATATTACAACTATAGGATTATATAACGATACTAACCAATTATTAGCGGTTGCTAAATTGTCAAGACCTTTACCTAAAGACTTTACAAAAGAAGCATTAGTTCGCGTTAAGCTAGATTTCTAAAATGAATGAGTGCATACAAACAATTTCTTTCATCTGATATAATTGTTACCCCTTTTGAGGTAAATAAGAGTTTTACTTTTACTGGAGCCAATCAACTAACAGGATCTATTGTTGGAATTGATAGATTCCTAGGCACAAACCTTTCAGGAACTTTATTTAACCCAAATACAGATCCTACAACAGGACAAGTATCCACTCAATATCAGAGATTAATTTATAGTTCAATTCAAGAATTATATTATTCAAATTATTTAAGTTCAAGTTATGGTAGTCCGGCAACAACTCAAAGTTTAATCCCTGGTAATAATCCTGCCGGAAATGTATACATAGGATCTAGTGATTCAAGTGGAAGATATTTTAATTATAATCAAACAACTTTAACTTTCGAAAAATATTTCCCTACAGGTTCAGGTTCAGTAATAGGAGTAATGTCCGTTCCATCTAAATTATATGGAAATTACATCCAACCAGGTTCATTTATATGGAATGTGATTAGTGGTTCTATAAGTGGATCGATATATGATGATGCAAATGGAAATTTAATTTTATCTTCCTCAGGTGAAATTTGTGGACAAATATTTTATCCTCATGGTTTAGCAATAATTACAAGTGATTCTAATCCAGGAGCTGATGGTTATGGAACAGCATTATATGGTTCAGGACTTTATGGTATTGGTGATAGTATAACAGTTAATGCTTTTGTTACTTCATCAAATGTAACTTGTTCATTTTCTTCATCTCTTACAATATATGAAACTCAATATAAATGTACAATTAGAGATAATGAATATAATTTTTCCCTAAATCCTAGTTTATCCTCAGGAAGTACTCAAATTAGTGCCTCAAATGGTACTTTTTTTACACCGGGACAATATCTATATAGTTTTGCAACCGCTTCATATTTTAATCCTTATATCACAACAGTAGGATTATATGATGACAATCAAAATTTAATAGCTGTAGGTAAATTAGCACAACCTTTACCTTTATCCCCTACAACCGATACAACAATATTAATTAATTTAGATAGATAATCATGGCAACTTTAAATAATTCCAATATTATAAATGGAAATACAATCCAACCAAATGATATCCTACAACTCTATTCAGCTTTCACATCGAATGGAGGATACGACGTTTCTATTAGTGGTAGTTTAACAGGTTCAGCAACATCCGCTTCGGTAGCAATTAGTGCTTCATTTGCTGTTTCATCTTCCCGTGCTGTAACATCTTCATTTGCTTTAAATGCTAATAATGCAACCAATGCAACCAATGTTACTGCTCTTTCATCCTCAGCAATTATGGCTAGTGGTTCTAACCCCGTTAGTAATTATTTATCAGTTGCTGCAGGTTCTATTACTATGACAGGAAGTTTAGGATCAACAGCAACCTCAACTGCTTTACAAAATAAAATATTAGGTACGAGCATATTTATAAATGCTACCATTACTGGAAATACCACATCCGGAAATGTAGTAACAGTAAGATCCTATACTCCCGCAACAGGTGTAATTCAACTTTCAACAGCAGGTGGAACAGGAACAGAATTTGTTTTATGGACAGCCTATTATATCCCTTCATAATTAAATTAATTAAAATTTATGAAAAATTGGTTATATCAGAATAAAGAGATAAATTCTATAGAGGATTTACCTCAAGATGCTTTTGGTTTTATATATGTAACTACTCATATACCAAGTGGAAAGGCATATATTGGGAAAAAATCTTTATATCATAACATAAAGAAAAAACTCACCAAAAAAGAATTAGCTGAACAAACAGGACCTGGTCGTAAACCTACTACTAAAGTAGTTCAAAAAGAAAGCGATTGGAAAACATATTTTGGTTCTGCTAAACCTGTATTAGAAATCATCAAGGAAGGTAAACAAGACGAATTTAAACGTGAAATTCTTAAAGTAGTTAATAATAAAAAATTATTGACTTATTACGAATGTAAGTATCTTTTTATGATGGGTGTTTTAGAATATCCCGAATCTTATTTTAACGACAATATTTTAGGAAAATTTTTCGCACGTGACTTTGGAGTAGCAAAAGAGAATTAGTATATTATCATTATGATAAATCAATCTCTAGTAGCACTGACTAATTCTGTGCTTGGTTCTGGTAAACAAACGGCTCGTGGTAACTATGCTTACCATTGTCCTTTATGTAATCACCATAAACCTAAACTAGAAATCAATATGACTGAAAATGCTAAAGGAGAAAATCCTTGGCATTGCTGGGTTTGTGATAAAAAAGGTAAAAAACTTTACCAATTATTCAAATCAGCATCCGTTTCTCAAGATAAAATATCTGAATTAAAAGTTTTAGTAAAGTATGTAGGACCTGAAACTCATATTCAGGTTGAACATAAATTACAACTTCCAAAAGAATTTAAACCTTTAACAGACATTCAAAAATCCAATATTACAGGAAGACATGCTCTTTCGTATATCAAATCTCGAGGTATTACCGAAGAAGATATTTTAAAATATGGGATTGGATATTGTGAGACAGGAAGGTATGCTAACATGGTTATAATTCCTTCATTTGATGAAAATGGAACCATAAATTACTTTACAGGACGTTCATTTGAAAAAGAACCATCTGTAAAATATAGAAACCCATCAGTTTCTCGTGATATTATACCTTTTGAACTATTTGTAAATTGGGATTTACCTCTTATATTATGTGAGGGTCCATTTGATGCTATTGCTATTGAACGAAATGTTGTGCCTCTTTTAGGTAAAAATATACAATCAAATTTAATGAAGAAGATCGTGATGTCTTCTGTTGAAAAAATATACA